AATAGTAATAATTTTTTCATTAAAGATTAAGTTTATCAATTAGGTCTTCGCACAACTTTTTAATTGCTGTTGAAACGTTTGCCTGGGAAAACTTGCCGCCCTCATCTATAATAAGAGTAGCTGTTGATATAGATTTAGCCTCACCAGTTGCTTTGACGGGCTTTTTTTTCTTTCCATCTTTTATAATGTATGCTTGAGCTGCTAGCATATAGGTATCGGTATTTTTACCGTATATACCAATTTGAACGCTAGTCTTCTTTACGTCGAAAAATAACAGCTCTACGTTAATTATTGTTGTTGAATTTGGATTGAGATCGTATCCGGCGTCTTGAACTACTTCTTCCAGAACGTTCTTTACACCGAATGCAAAATTTCTGTTACCGGCTAAGTCTCCGATAACGATTTTATTCTCTACTGTTCCTATTTGAACCTCTTGTGCAACTACACTGAACCCAAATAAGAAACTTAATAAAAATAATAAAAGTTTCATATTAATTACTGCTTATGTCAACCGTAAAAAACAATTACAAGACGATTGTAAAACGATTGTAAAACAGTTATATGAAACTTATTTAATATAAATAGTCAAAAAAAAAGAGGCCGTAAGGGCCTCTCTTATTACTCATCATAATTGTGTAAACCGCAGTAGGTGTCAGTCAATGGATTGAATTTCCTTTGGGATAAATTCTCCGTTGACGTTTCCACATTTGGTACACTTAAAGACTGGGATTGGAATATAAGAAGGTTTGGACTGACCTGTAAGGAGTCCTGAAGCCTTTCTGATAACGAGAGCCTGGTCGAAATAGGTTCCTTGGCATTCGTCGCATGTAACTGGAGTGGTTTGTGAAATGTCGACATTCAAACTCTGCTGCATATTATTGGTTCTTGTTAGACTTACGACGAGGTTTTCTACCTTTTCGTGGACCACCTTTAGCGGCTTCTACAACATCTCCGGCTTGATTAACCACATCTTTTGCGGCATCAGCTACGTCCTTTAGCTCTTCTTTTACTCTTTTAGCTCTACGTTTTACTTCTTTTGCGGTATCTTCTACCTTATCAGGAATACCGTCTTTGTCTTCATCTTTGGCTAGTCCGAAAAACTTCGTACCTACCCAAATGGCTCCAGCAATAACCGCCACAACCAGTACAATAATTAAAATTGTTTTCATGTAATAAAATTTAAATTAACGTTAATATACTTATAAATAGACTATTAACAGCGTTCTGAGGCTAATCTAAGGCCTTTAGGTATATTAGAAGAAATAAATCCTCTTTTACCATATTTTTCTTCCATCTTAAAATAGAACGTAAGCAAATCTTTATGAGACTTAATTACTTCTTTATCATACTGTTCTTTAGTCATTCTAAATTCGAACAGGAAAGCTCTTTTGAGCTCTTCTAACTTACTTTTTTCATCTTTGTCTCTGTCTTCCTGGAGACGTTTACGGCGTGCTTTATCTACTGATATAGCTTCTTGGTATTGAACTTCGTCGTGACCAATTTGTTTAAACTTTTCGTTAATACGATGTTCAACAAGTTCAATCTCGAATATATAAGACCCCAAGTCGAAGTCTCCGTTAGCAATCCTATCGCGTAATGGATGCTTGTTGGACAGGGGATTATTCCGAAGTGTATAAGAACGCCACCACATAAAACGGTCATACTTTTTCTTGTAATAGTTAGTTGATAAATATTTTTCAAGCCATGCTTGAGAGTGAATTGGACTATAAGGTAAATTCATACTATAAAGATAGGATTAATTTTACAAAATTCAAACTAAATCCTTAGATATTTCATTAGAAGGAACGTAGTAAAATACGATAAAGGACTTTCTTATACCTTTTTTTACCTTATTAACACCGTGTAGATATTTACCACCATTAAATATAACAACATTAGTATTGTCTATACTGATAGTTTTACTGTCTAATATAAATTCACCTCCTTGCTCAGGTTCTTCTAAGAGAAATGTGTATGTTTCTGAAACGTCTATGTGGTAGTTGTCATAGTGAGGTTTAAAGTAAGCACCTTCTTTCATGTAATTAAGGTGTATGTTTGTAATAAACTTACTTTGTATACCGGTGTATACTTCTAGCCAGTTTAGAAGTTCCACATTGTTAGTTGTGCCTAATGGAATTAATGTCAATAAAGAACTGTCAAAACGTCCACTTTTATTACTCCCTATACCAGGAGCCGATAAAACCTTTCTTAGTTGTTCACCTACTGGTGGTTGGGCTTTGTCGATTAACTTCTTTAATGAGTTAAGTTGTTCTTTAGTGATAGGTTTTAATCGGTACATTAGATTGCATTGTTGTGTACAAATTTTTTATTAGATACAGCTTCCAAATTTACTTTATGTTTTTGTAAAACAGCAGTTAGTGCTCCACCTTCACCATACCCTACACCGTAAGAGGAATACCTTTTAAGTTTACCGTTCTTAGTAACTAGATTTTGATTAAAGGTATTTTCCCATTCACTTTGTAGCTCTAGTAAATCATCTAAAATATTTTGCGTACTGGGTAAGTATGGAAGAGACATTATAGCTTCTCCAATATAAATTTCTCTATCTAATTTGTAGTTTGTTCTTTTTAAAGCATTAATAACCATATTTATACCCTCCATAGAAAAAGGTTTATCGGCAAAATCTTCAAACTTCCATAAAGCGTAAGTATAGAAGGTATCTTTTTGTAAGTCTAACCCTAAATGTAATCCTGTGAACCAATCGCAGTCTATAAAAGTAACTCTTTGTTTTCTTTCAAGAACTGTTTTAACTAAAAAGATTAATTTATCGTAGTAACTAAAAACCTTTTTTGTATATTTTTCTGTTTTACAATTAGGAAATAACTCCGGTCTATCAGTTAAAATATGTACATCTTTTCCAACAGATTCACGTTGAACTTGATGTGTGTACTTTGCACCGAACTCTTTACCTGTGATGAGAGTTGCATATATCATTTAAGGTAGTTATAGACTGTTAAACCGTTTTGAAAATTAACTCTAAATGCTGCTTTATTCCAGTTGTCAATATACCCGTAAATGGTATGGTATCCCATCTCATTAATCCAATAGTCAAAAATTTTATTATAGTTATACAACCCAGCATCGGCAGGTCTTTTAACATTTCTTGATACAAAGCAACCTCCTCCGTACAGTTCTCCTGCAGGAAGGTCCTGTATGTTAGTTTGCCAATCAAAACATACGTTATTGTTTCCCCAATTCCAGCCTATACATTCATCGTTGTAATAAAAAAGTAAACAGTGGGAATTTGCTTCAAAACGTCTCAATACTGTTTCGTAATTAGGAACGTCATCCCAATCTGTAAGTTCTTCATTAATTAAATCTACTACTGTTTTAAGGTCATTTGCAAATGTATCAACATTTTTAATATCAGCATACTTCATACTGTAGTGTGCCTTATCCGGAAAACGTTTGTAGTCTTCTTTAAGTAACCTAATTTGTGTGGTAGACGATAAATCTATCATTTTACTCTCCTATATCAAGAATTTTAGCAGCCATACGAATCACATCTTCATCGTACTCAGTGAGCAGTCTATATGCTTTCTTTTTCAATTCTGAGGTAGGATGTTGGATAACTTCACGTTCAGAAACATCACCTAAAAAAGGTCGACGAGTAACAGTCTTACCGCCGTCTGGAGATTCAAAGATAAATGTTTTACCTTTTTCTAGAGCTTGAACTCTTTTAGTAAACTCCTTTTCTTCTTGCATTTCATGCCATTTTTTTACAGAATCGCTCATAAAAAATATCTTTAAAATTGTTATACCCTATCGCTGCATTAGCTTGCCAATCCTCAGTGGAACCGTCGTCACTAACCCATTTATATGAATATATGATTTTTTTAGCATCTATACAACTTTTCGCTATAGAATATAACTCCATATCTACAACATCACAGTGGTCAATTCTAAAGTTATACGAGTGATGATAATCAACTTCTAACTCATAAAAAGTGTCTGTGGTAAAGCATCTAATGCCGCTTTGACTAAGTTTAAGAGGTCTGTAATTGTGAATAGTTCCGGCATAAAAGTCATTGTATACCATTCCAATTTCTAAAACCTCCCCTGGTTTGTAATCTTTAAGACTACCAACTGATCCAAAATTTACAATTATATCTGGATTATGTTCATCAATGAGCTTTTGTGTGTTAATTGCAGCTTCCACTTTTCCTATACCAACTATGTGAATAGGGTGGCCAAATAGTTCATCATCATGATGTTCTAATTTAGTTGCCGATACTAGTAAGATATTAGACATTTTGTATCTTTTGGTTTTGTTAATCCTATATCAAGCAGACATATGTTGTCGTAAAGAGAGTACCCACATTTTAAAGCAAGTTTTCTAGCTGCCTCCATCGTACCTCCCGTTGCATACACGTCATCAACTATTACTGCCGTTTTGCTATCGTTAACGTTATCTGTTACCTTATTTTCCAATTGAATTACAGCAGAACCGTACTCTAAGTCGTACTCAACTGTTTGAAGATTATTAGGAGGAAGTTTACCAGCTTTTCGTATCATTTTAAATCCGGCACCGCTTATCATTGCCATAGAAGCCGCGAAGATAAATCCCCTTGATTCTATACCAAAGAAATAATCGGGTATGTGTCTACATTGAAACAACATATTACGTACAGCGTAATTATAAGCAGTATTGTCGGCAAGTAGAGGTTGTATGTCTCTAAATAATATCCCTGTTTTGGGAAAATCTTCAATCTCTTTTATATAACTTTTCAGATTCATTCTTATGTTTTAGCTTTCGCGAATATTTTGATTTATCTCCATGATCCTTCTGTAACATGCGACGTCTGGCCAATTGTGATAACTCACCTTTGGTGTATTTTTCATCTCCTATGTACTTTTTGTCTTTCACGGTTATCTATCAATTTAGTCAATACTCCCCATATCTACAACAGAAAGTAGTTTTTTATAGTATTTAACTTCACTGTCTATTAAACTATTAAATTGATCTCTAACACGTGGGTAAAGCCGGGGGTTTTGTAACACTTCCTCAAAAGCAGGATAGAATTGACTGTTTGAGTGTTTTAAGCTAAGTTTATGTCTATAATCTGTTATACTCACCGACTCTAATGGAAGTGTGTTAAATCTAATATGAGGTAGTTTATGTCTAAACTCATCAAACATATTATAAAACATCTGTGTGTGAAGACTATTGTGTACTAAACTTTCAAACATAGTGTTAAACAACGATAATAAAAACTGTACTAATTCGTCGTGATGCCTTTCAAAGAAATGCTGCGGCCATGGTGTGGGTGTCACCCCTTCGTAACTAAGATTATCATCATAATACCTGTCATGTACCTTTAAAAAAGGAAACTGTTGAGTTAATTGGGGAAAACACTTTTGTCTCATACGTGGATTAAAAATATCCTCTACAAGTCCTGAAAATAGTTTATGTCTAGGGTGGCGTGTTACTACTGTAATGGGTTCGTTAAAAAATGAAGGTAGGCATGAATCTAAATCTCTATAATCCATAAAGTGTTTAAAGTGCGATTTAGAATAAAAATAAGTAAATCCTTGCTTGTATGAGGTGAGGTACCACCTGTCTTTAACATTGAAAAAAGTAAACCAACCTGGTTTATTATGTGCAAAACCAAAATGAGGTATACGGTGCATTTTAAATATAAATAGCTTAATAAAAAACCCCGCCGTTTCCGGTAGGGTCTTTGTAAAAAATGCGCGTGACGACTTCGTCGGTTAGAGAGAAACGCCCCCTACCCTTTCGTTTCATCCATGTTCGCCTTTTTGTAAGGAGTGATTAACTTCTTGATCTCACCTGCTGCTTTTCTAGCTCTTGCTTGAGAAGCTTTAGTAGTACCTCCGTTTTCACTCTCTAAAATAGCAAACTGCTCTGCAATCTGCTCAAACAATTCTTGTTTTGCACTCATAATTAATTGATTAAATTTAACCTAACAGCATGTTTGGATCTGTTCCTGCTGTATTCTTTTTCTCTTTACCTTTACTAACTACTGCTTCTGTAATTAATAAAGTTCCTGCAACAGATGCAGCATTCTCTAAAGCAAGCCTTGTTACTTTAGTTGGGTCTATAATACCCTCTTTAAACATATTAAAGAAATCTTCTTCTCTTGGATTATAACCAAACCAAAAGTCATCTTCATTCTTAATACGTTCTTCTATATCACCTATAGTATCATTATCTAATCCGGCATTCTGAAGTATCTTGTAGAATGGTTGTTCGATAGCGTTGATTACGATATCATAACCGGTAAGTTTGTCTCCTTCTACTTTTTCTTCTTCTAATGGATTAGTTAGAGTGTCTGTTAACCATTGAGCAGCTCTTAGTAAAGCAGTTCCACCTCCAGGTAAAATTCCTTCTTCAATAGCAGCTTTGGTTGCATGTAAAGCATCATCAACTCTGTCTTTTTTCTCTTTCATTTCTACTTCAGTATGACCACCAACATGTACGATAGCAACTCCTCCTACAAATTTAGCTAACCTACTTTGTAGAGTCTCTTTTTCAAAAGGAGAATTAGAATCATCAATTTGTTTTTTAATTTGATCTATTCTATTTTCAATTTCTTCTTCTGAACCTTTTGCATCAATTATGGTGGTTGTATCTTTACCAACGGTAACTTTGTTAGCCGAACCAAGCCACGAAGGGTCAAACTTGTCAAGTCTCATACCCTTTTCTGATGATACTACTTTACCTCCTGTCAATATAGCGATATCCTCTAAGACAGCTTTTTTTCTATCCCCAAACTCAGGTGCTTGTACAGCAACACAGTTTAGTATTCCTCTCATTTTATTCACTACTAAAGTAGAGAGAGCTTCTCCTCCGATATTGTCAGCAATTATTAATAGAGATTTGTTCTGATTAGAGACACCTTCTAAAATAGGGAGCAACTCTTTTACTTGTGTTAGTCCTTTGTCGGTAATTAATATTAACGGATCTTGAAGAACAGCTTGCATCGAATTATTGTCGGTAACGAAGTATGGAGACTTATAACCTCTGTCGAACTGAATACCTTCGACCGTTTCTAAATATGTTTCTCCTGTTTTTGACTCTTCAATAGTAACCACCCCATCCTGCCCTACTTTATCCATGGCAGTGGAAATTAACTCACCTACTTCGGTATCATTATTAGCTGAAATAGTGGCAACCTGTTTTAGCTGTTCTTCATCCGTGATGTCTTTCGATTCTGTAGAAAGGTATCCAGTGATGTGTTTTACTGCCTCATCAATTCCTCTCTTTATATCGACAGCATTAGAACCTTGCTTCATTCTATCTAATCCTTCTGTAAGGATGGATTGAGCAAGTAGAGTAGATGTGGTAGTACCGTCACCTGCTTGTTCTCCTGTCTTAATAGAAGCTTGCTTTACAATTTGAGCTCCTAAATTTTCTACTTTGTCTTTCAACTCTATGGACTTTGCTACAGTAACACCATCTTTAGTTGATACCGGCATGCCCATTTCCTGTTCAATAATAACGTTTCGGCCGGAAGGTCCGAGGGTAGCCGTAACTGCATTAGCTAGTTTATCGACTCCGTCTGCTAGTTTGTTTCTAGCGTCTTTTGAAAATGTAATCTTTTTAGTCATAATCTAAATCTAAATTTTTTGATTCTTTTACTACAGCTAATACTTCTCTGTCTTGAGCTATAAAATATTCTTCACCTTCAAAATCTATTCTTAAAGTACCAATTTTTGGAACTAATACTATATCTCCTACTTTACAAGAGCGTACTGTGATTAATTGTCCATGTTCTGAAAGTCTACCAGGTCCGGTAGCAATAACTTCTCCCATTTCCGGTCTTTCTTTACCCATGTCAGGGATTACAATCGATCCGTATGTTTGTTCACCTTCATCAATAGGTTTAATTAATATACGGTCGTTTGTTGGTTGTAACTTCTGTGCCATTTAATAATAACGTTTTATTTAATATATGATTTATCTATTGAAAATCAAACCCCAGAGAAGAAAAATTTAGCTAATTTTCAAAGTTTTTAACTCTGACCCTTTAGCAAAAGGAATTGCAATTGATAATAGTCCATTTTCAAACTTAGCATTTGCTTTAGTTAAATCGAACTTACTATCAATTTTCCAGCCAAGATTAAACGAACGTTTAGCTATTCCTTTATGTATATAGTCAACGTCTGTTTCTTCTTTAGCCTTGTTGTAATTAACTCTAAGAGTATTGTTTTGGGTTTGAATCTCTAAGTCCTCTTTTGCGATTCCTGTAGCCGCTATGTCGAATACCAATTGGGTATCGGTCGTATAGATGTCTACTGGGTGAGGAACTTTGGTTTCTGCCAGCGGAGTAAATTGGCTGGCGTCTTGGAAAAAATTTCTAACTAAAATGTCGAACGGATTACGTTCATAAAATAATGTACTCATATCATTTAAAATTTGTGACGTCCTAAGATCGTCGGTTAAACAAAATAAAAATCTCTCTGGGGTTGATTCTCATTTATTATAAATATAGAACTTTTAGAATTAAAAACCAACTTTTATATTAAAATTGTTCCTTTTAACCCTGTCCATGATTTAGCTAATCCTTTATGAAAATTTTGCATAACAAGCTTCCACGGTTCTTCTCCACTTAAGTAGTCTAAAGCAACTCTGTTGTTATGTACTAGTATATCTTTCATATCAAAAAGCATATTTTCCAATCTAGGTAAAGATAAAGAATTTAAATATTTTAAATTATCTAATATAATTTTTATAGCAACTCTAGCATCATTAACATCATCATACGATTCATCCCAGAATTTGTTAAAAGTTTTGAACCCAAATACGTTTTTTAGGTCTTTTAGGTAATTTTTATTTCCTAACACAATAAAAGGTCTATGGGTAAGGGTAGGTTTAAATAACTTTTCTGTATGAAAATTTATATTACTAATAAGAGGGTCAGAGCTCAATCCTCTAAAACAGTATGTTTCAACTGTTATATCTACAAATATTTTTCTAAAAAATTCATGATCTGGAAATGCAAAGTATGGTTCAAGGTAGTAGTCGTCAGATTCACGGTTTGGTATATTGTACATTGGTAACTTTGGAAGTAACTTTTGTATTATCTCATTATCCTTTTTTGTAAGAGTCATTATAGGGGGAGGAGATAATGTACCTAGTCTTAAATCAGACGGTGTTGCATTTTTGTAAATCTCCTTATAGTAATCACTAGTGACATACCTTAAAAACCTCTTGGGTGTTTCTTCACCAAAGTTATAATAGCATTGGTCTAATAGTTTAGATTCAATTAGTTCATTCAGAAGTAACATTCTATAGTTTTTTGTTTTCCCTGAATAAACTAAAAATCTTTTTTCTAAACTTAACTTATTAAATGCGTATTTTTCGGTATAGTTGTGTATTGTTTCACTTAATTTTATTCTTGCTGGTGAATAAAATTGATTCCAATGGTGTATAAAATTATATGCTGCTGAGTGACTTTGTATTAAAGTTACGTATTTAGGAACGTTTTTAATGTAGTCATCTATAAAAGTTTCTTGACCTGTTCCTTGAAAAAATAAATAAACATGATTTTGTAATTTATTACTAGTGATAAACTTTTCTAATTCAAGAAACAGTACTGTGCGAAATATTTCTGCTACTTCTCCTTCTTCTACAAGAAGTAATCCACAGTCTGTATTAGTTTTTAAATATTCAAGCCCTTCAGTATCTGCAAATTGTGGTTTGTATTTACCTGTCTTATAAAGGTTAATTAAAACGTAATATTCCGGAGGAAATTTAACTACCAAATATTCTTTATCATCAGCTTTAAAAAGTTCCATACTAAAATGACATATTTCCTTTGGTGCCTGTCCATGCTACACCTTTACCGTCTAAATACTTTTTAACGTCTCTTTTCCATGCTTCTCCTCTCATAAAGTATCGTTTAGCAATATTACTGTTGTGTACTAAAATATCCTTCATATCAATCAACATATTCTGTAACTGGTTAATAGTTAATGAATTTAGGTATTTCATGTTTTCAATTATTATGTCGTATGCAGCTTGTGCAGAATGACTATCATCGTATCCTTCATCCCAATAGTCTCCAAATGACTTGTATCCAAATTCATTTTTTAAGTCTCTGAGGTAAAATCTGTTACCCAACGCCATAAAAGGTCTAAATGCCAGTATAGGTTTAGTAATTTTTTCAGTAAAAAAGTTAATATTTTTAAATAGGTTGTTCGCAACTATGCCTCTATGGTGGAACGTCTCATTAACTATGTCAACAGCTATAGATTTATATAGTTCAGGCTCTGGGATGATCCACCAAGGGTCGTAATAATAGTCGTCAGTTTTTCTAGGTAAATTAAATAAGGGTAAAATATTTTTGTGTATATGTCTAACAGTGGTTAGTTCCTCATCAGAAATTAATAGTTTATGATTACGTAAAAATTCTGCTTCAGATTTACCATGATGGTTGTTTATTATTTCTCTATAGGTCCAACCCTGGTCCATAAACTTTTTAATTACATCCTTGTCTAGCTTTATATACTCATTATTAAATGAATAGTAGGTATTGTCTAAAAGATCTGTTTTAAGTAACTTATCTAAAAGTAATAACCTACTAACTCTAGATTTTCCAGCAAGGATCAAAAAAGCTTTTTCAATTTTTATATTCTCTAAAAAATACTTTTTAGTGTAGGTTGTCTTTAGTTTTTCTTCTGCATCATGTACATTGGAGTGCACTTTAGTCCAGTTCATACAAAAGTTGTATGATGCACTCACACTTCTAACTAATGTTATAAAATTTGGTACTGTTCTTAGGTACGTGTCTATATAGTTTTCTTGGCCATACCCTTGATATAAAATGTAGACATGGTTTGTGAGATTATACGTCTTGCGATACTTAGTAACTGTCTCAATTAAAGGGTTTCTTTGGTAGTCGTCACACTCACCTTCTTCTAAAATTAATATGTCAACTTTAGGATTTTTTTTCAGATACTCAACTTCCTCTAAACCACCGAACTTAATGATGTATTCTTCAGAATAGTATAGGTGAATTGAAGCATAATGTTCATAAGGTAATCTAAAAATTACAAATTCTCTGTCTCTGTGTTTCCAAGTTTCCATTTCCAATGTTCAATAGTTCTGTTTAAACCTTCATCTAATGAAACCTTTGGAGCCCATCCTAGTCTTGATGTAATTTTTTGATTAGTAGAATTTAAAAGCCAGATTTCCCCTGGTCTTTCTGGTTTAGTGTCCCAGTTGACTTTACCGTTCCAGTTTAGTTTTTTTGCTATTAAATCTACATATTCTGATATTCTGATAGCATTATCTGGTCCAAGACAAAATATTTCACCGACAACTTTTTCAGGGTTATTAATTACCTCAACCCATGCATCTAGTAGGTCGTCTATATAAATAAAGTTTCTGTACGGAGTTCCATAACCAAGATTAATCTCATCTTTATTTTTAATCATCTGAGTAATAATCTGCTCGGTGACAAAAAAGTCGTTGTCTTTACGTCCAAAAGCGTTAGTTTGTCTAATTGCAGTAAATGGTAGTCCGTAACTCCTATGAGCATACTCTAAGTATTTCTCACACCCATATTTTGCAACTGCATAAGGAGCATTAGGGTTAGGGGGTGTTTGCTCATTAAAAGCAACAATACCTTTGTTTTTACCCTCCTTAATTAAATCAGAAATTGGCTGCCACCCGTACACTTCCATAGTAGAAGCAAATACGAAATTTTTAAGATTTTTTAACCTCTTTGCAGTTTCAATTAAATTTACTGTTCCAGTGTAATTAACTTCTGAAAAAGTGATTTGCTCATAAAAGCTTTGTTCTACTTCAGTCCTAGCGGCTAAATGTACTATAATATCAGGGTCGGCATCTAATAATTCATGTGCAACCTCTTTATGGTTTCTGAGATCGTTTTGAAGTAAAATTAATTTATGTTCTGATAATCTTTCTCTAATGTGACTACCTATAAATCCTTGCCATCCTGTAATAAAAATTTTCATATTTTGTATCTAAGTGTTATGTTTGGGTCGGGGTTATCGTTTACGTATTCAAATATTTTTTCTATCTTATCTATATCTTTTTCGGTTTTTACATAACTCAGTTCATTGGCAAAATGTAATTCTACTCCTCTGTCAACTGCCAATTTAAGTACTTGCAACCTTCTTTCTTTGTCATCTGGTAAGCTGTAAATAGAACATAAGATAATTCCTTCAATTCCTAGACCGGTAATAAACTTTTCTAAACCTGGTAGCCAATCGCAATATTCACTTTCGAACTGATAATCATTTATATTAATATTAAATTTGGTACAATATTGTTCAATAATCGCTCTTTGCATAGGAAGAGGTATTTTATTAGAAAATTTTGTGTTCCAACTAGCGTAACTTACCCACGTTTTTGTAGTGTCTATATTAATATCTGATTCTCTTTCACCTAAAAATCTAAAGTACCCTCCTGGTAGTTTCCTATGGTAGTGCCCTCCTTTAGGTAGAATACGTCCATCCATTGACCACCTGGTTATCTCAGTTTCATTGTTGAAATTACCATGTATGTGCTGCTGTTGAAATAGGTATGCCTGTCCTGGTTCCAGTTTAATAGGTTGAGAATATTTACCACAAGCTTCTTGTATGGTGTCGTAATCCCATTTGTTATCATACGTGTTTTGAGTGATTTTTACACTGTCATCAAACGAAGCAACATACATACTGTTAGTATCGTACACTTTAGTAAAAGGAGTCCAAATAGTTCTTAAACCTAATCCGTTACCAACCCATATTCCTTGGTGAAAAGCAAGTAACCTTCCTTTTTTTGCTTGGTCTGGTATTACTATACGAATTGTGAAGTACCGTTGTATCATCCATTCATCGAAACCTATGTGTTCTCCAACAACATCATTGAAATAAGAATCAACTCTGTCTGCGAATTCATCAGAACCACAGTAGGATTGACAGTGCCTACCTAAAATACTAATTTCTGAAGGTGTAAGTACTTTGTGTACTGTTTCTAAAGTTTCTATTTGTGGAAATTTCTCTCTGGCGACGTTTAACCAATACTCTGGCCAGTTATGTTTTTTAAGATCATAATCTACTATTTTTCGATCTGTCTCTGGAAATAAAACTTGATAGTTCATATACGTTTCAGTATAACTTTAAAATAAATAGTTATTTAAATCAAATTAGCCTGGTTTTTACCCACACATAACTTGTAGTAATAGTTCTCTATTTCTAAATACTTATTTATTTTTTTTATAATTTCTACATTTAATTTAGTACCTGAAAATACTTTATCTATTTCTGAATATCTTTCACTGTTAGAATGTTTCATTTCTGAAGTCTGGCCGGTTGGGTGCCAATCTTCTATGTCCATTGTGTAAAAGTTGTTAAGTTTAGAAAACTTATATGCAAACTCATGATAAGGAGCTAGATTAGGATCGTACATAATTACATCCCAATGTTCATTTAGAAGTCTTGTAAAAAATGTACTTTTGTATATATCATCAGGAACTTTAAATTTGTATAATTTATGTTTGGTGTTTGTGTATATATGAAATGCTGTTTGCACTAAACCAGAGTAGAACCTTTTAGTAGGTTCTCTTACTAGTATTGTAGGGTTAAAATTTAATTTAGTGTCTAAAGTAATGTTTTTAAATTTTAAGGTCCCGGTCTTTGATAGACTTGAAACAGTATTTGCACCGATTTTGTACGTCGTGAGAAAGTACAGGTTATTTATTTCTCCATAAACAGCTGATACTTTAACCATAAAGCTAAATAATGTAATCTGGGATAATTCGTGTTAGTTTACTAGTAATATTATTTAAAGGATATGCAAGTTTACGTGTATGGTCTGACCAGACTTCGTTTTCGGAGTAGTGATTTAAATGTTCACTTGTAATAGGAAAAGTGTTTTTAATAACTTTACCTACAGGTATTGGTAAGTACAAATGTTTTTCTAAACCATACCCGTCGCACCATCTAGTAAAATCTGAGTTTGAATATATTTCTTCAAAACTGTTTCCAAAAAACACTTTTAAACTACCGTTAATATTATCAAGATTAGTTATATCGTATTCTAAAGGGTCGTCATATTCAGCATAACAAAATTCATAATCCTTACCTGCAATAGATTTGCCAAAAAATACATCGTATTCGTAATAATTATCCGGAAGTGATTCTTTTAACTCATCCTCATTAATTCTATTTGTAAAAAAGTACTTGTGAGCTCCGGTGGTTATATCATAACTATCCCACTCAAGTTGAAGATAGGAATTCTCAAAATTTTCTCCAGAGTACATTAACCAGCTCCTTTCACTAGTTTGAAATCCTTCATAGAAGTGTATGTACTTGTTAATTCGTTCTATAGCCCCGTAAAACTTATCTGTGTGTTCTTCTATAACCTCGTACTCTGGTGTAAGAAATTTTCTAAAGTTTTCTATTTTTTCTACATAAACATCTTTTTTCAACTGTTTAAGATCTTCCTTATGAATTTCGTGTTGCCAATTTGTAACGGAAGTCATAGCAATAGTAAAACAACGGTGCATTAAATTTGTATGTTTCCACCCCATGCCAAGAAAAGCTCTATATGGAAATTTTTTACCAACCACACTGTCATTAGCATCGTCTATTGCTTTATTAATCTCATCAACACAGTCTTTCTGTGTCATATTAATTACCGGGTTTACCCAGTCACTAGGTTTTGATCTAAAATGATGTTTATGTGGAAAAATACTAGACTGTGTAGCTTTAAAATCCTGATCTAAATTATTGGCCTTATAGTAATTTTTATACGTGTTATACGAATCAACCCACTTCCTTACAGCAGGAGTATCTAGTAACTCTATTTGCAGAAAGTGTTTATCAAGTTTTAAATCTAAAGTGTACATAAGTATTTTTAAATAAATATCAATGTCCGTCTCTCCAGTTATTTGAAATCTCTGGTGGAGCTTTAAGAGTTACTCCTGGAAGTTTGGTGGTATCTTGCATGATTTGTTGCACTATAGGGGCAAACATCTCTGCATCTTTTTCATCAACATTAATTAATAACTGGTCATGTACCTGTGCTTGAACTTTTGCATCAATACCCAACTCTTCAGCCTTACGGTTAATAGCTAATGCTGCTCTGTTAACTACAGCTGCTGCTAAAGATTGAAGTTGAAAGTTAAGACAGTTGTTAAGGCCGTTACGATAGTCACGATATGCTTTCATAACCTGGTCCTTACCGTAGGTAACCTCTAGTTCTTTTCTAAATCTCCAGTCCATCATTCTATCACCAAACTTAGCATAGGTTTTTTTAACTCTAGGTAAATGACGAACTCTTCCTACATAGTTCTTTATAAATCCATTCAACTTAACCTGTTCTCTAGATCTTTCTCTCCATTCTTTAAGTTGAGGGAACCCATCCAAGTAACCGTTAACTAACACTTGTGCTTCTTTTTGAGTAACTCCTAAAGTCATACCTAATGCATAAGCCTCCATACCGTATGCAATACCAAGTGAATAAGCTTTAGCAGTATTACGTTTAACTGGGTCTACTTTTTTTAGATAGTTATCAGCAGATTTGTCAGCAGAAACACCTTCAAGCTTTTCAGTTTTGATAGCAACAGTTGAGTAGAAGTCCCAATTTTTTTCAAAAATTTCTTGTAAACCTCTGTCTCCTGATACGGAAGCAAAACAGTGAGGCTCTAATGATTCGTAATCGGCATCGATTACTTTTCTACCTTTACCAGCAATTAAAAATGCTCTTACAATATTAATATACTTCATTAAGATAGGAGCATCCTGACCTTCTTCTAACGGTTTAGGTAACTGCTGAGCATCAGAACCATAACGACCAGATACTGTGCCGTTTTGCTTAAAGTAAAAATAGTATCTTCCATTTTCATTTCTATCTAAAAACCTATCAACATAGGTTGATTTAACTTTAAGTAATTTATTATAGATTCGTAGGTTCTCAGCCCATGGGTGTTCTTTAGCAAGTTCTTCTACCATATCCATGTCAAACTTAGCTCTACCTGATTTAGTATTAGCGCCTGTTACTTTAGGTTTAATACCCATATAGTCAAAAATAATCTCTCCTAGATGTTTCTTAGATTGTATATTAATGTAATCACCATCGTTATACTCTCTCCACATATCTAAACATAACCTTCTAGCCTCCTTCATGTCGAGATGCTCAGTATTACCACCAAGTAAAAACTGTTTAACTCCTTCTTCTATTTCATTGACAGTTTCTAACTCCTCAATCTTTGATTGAGTTAAAGAATACTTACCAGTTTTTTCTGATTTAGGTAAACCAAGAGAATATCTAGCTACTAATTTTTGAGCAAAATTACCTTTATGGGTAATTGGAAATTTTTCCTCAGCAGTTTTTAATACCCAAGCTTTAGCCTCAGAAGTTTTAAGCAGAGATTTCATAACTATCTCCTTATTTTTCTTAAGATCGTCAGTTATCTCTACGTTAATTTTGTTTAGTAGGTCCATATCGAGATCTACACCCATCATCTCCATAGGTAGTGTAACTTCTCGATAAATCGGCATTACTTCATCTTCAAAAAAGAATTTCTCAAGTCCTTCATCTCTAAGCTTATCCAAATATAGATTACAAATGCGAAGGGTAAGGTCAGTATCAGCAGCAGCGTATTTACTGAGTATGTCAAGGTCAGCTTTATAAATTTCAAAACTTTCTTTAGTAACGGAACCACCATTTTTCTTAATACTTTCTTTTAGTTCAATTTGTTCTTGGTTAGCAGCCTCTTCGACATTTAGTCCAAGAGCCTGTTGATTCATTATCGCTATGGACTTTAATCCAAAAGGGTTACCGAATCCAAAAGCACCCTCCTCGTAAACTGTATGGACAAGTAGTCCAGTATCAACCCATATTTGCCTAGATAAATCAACACCGTAAAAATTCTTTATAAACTGAACGTCGAAAGAAGCATTGTGAAATACTAGTTTCTTTTTCTGTTCCACTAACATTGAAAGTAGGTTACGAGAAATAGTCTCAGTAGAGGTACCGTCAATCTTCTGTAGTTCAAGTAAACCTTTATCAAAGTTCCAGACTAGAGTTGGAATATAGAAACCGATACCTTCATCCCCAGACAACGACCAACCTACAATTTTATCCTTCCTAGGATTAAGACCGGATGTTTCTGTATCTACTGCAATAACGTCTGATTCGTTAATATGTTGAAACATTAAGTTTAACGTTTCAGAATTTTGAACTGTATAATACTTTTTTTCTAACTTCATATACTATCTTACTTTATCACCAAAAACCATTGAACGAAGGCTGCTTTCTGTCCAACTTACTTTAACATAGTCTTGTTCTAAACTAGCCTCTAAAAATTTAGTAATAATAGCTGCAGTACCATCTTGTTTTTTAAACTTACTTTTGTTATATAGAAATTCATAAATTTCATTAGCATGGTTTTTATTTAACCATCTGTTGGTATTATTTCTATAAAAAGTAGTAACCCAGTTGCTTACCTTTTGATAGATCGGTAAAAAATCTTCATTAATTTTAGACATAACCTTAATTATTTTGTATATCTAAATATAGTAAAAATACTTCAGACTTACAACTAATACTCACCATAAAGGTCGAACTTCATTGGCTCTTCTTCTGGTATCTCTATTTCGTTGGTTTCTATGGCGTATAACTTTCCTTCTAAAGGCTCTAATCTATAATGTCCTTTAAATTTAGTTTTTCGCATGTACATAGTAAGAGCCATTACTAGTCCTTCTATGGTAGTTCCTTGATCAATTACTAGCTCCCAATTGTCTCCGGGAGGTATTCTGGTTGCAATTAGTACTTTTTCTTCTTGTATTTCTAGTTCAGCCATAATGGTTTAAATAGTTTAGTATAAATATTCCAAAAGTATTCCTCGTAACTAGGGTGATCTATCCAGTGGTTAGTGGTACCTTCATAACTACTAGAAGGTAGTTTATGTAGTTTTGCAAATTCCTTAACTACTTCAAACATACCTGGGTATCCAGAGAATGGGTGTAATTTTTTGTATACAGGTAAAAAATTAATATATCTCTCACTATTTGGAGTTTCAGCACATGATAAAATTAAATTGGAAGACATTGTGTAAAAACTAACATACTTTTTTGTTTTAAGTACTTCTGGGATGTAATTTTTTACAAAATGGTAAGTGGGTATTAAATGTTGGAGTGTTTGAAAATCATCATAAAGGTATTTTAAATAGTCACTGTAAACTTTATCAACTTCACCAAGTGTATCTACTTCACGGGGGTGTTTGGTGAAAATTCTGTTAGAGTTTATACCACTCCTAGGTCTGAGATGAAAACTGGATAAATACTGTCTTGCATGGTCTGTCATCCCTACTACAACACCATCTGATTTTTTAATATTATTTAAATTAAGGTATATTTTTTCAAGAGTATAAGTTAGACTGGAACCGGCTAAACCACTGATACGTACTTCACTAAAGCCACCCTCTGTCTGTATATGTTTGATCCAGTTGTCATTATAAGCACAGAAACTGTCCCCAAAAACCCAAAGAACATTACCCATTACCTACTGTCTTAACGTTTTTCGAATTGTGTAATTAGGGTTGGTAAAGAAATCTGGTATAAGCATTTTATGAGTTGCTCTAATAGGATTAATATCAATACCCCCTCTTCTAGTATATAAACATGATACCATCAAATGTTCTGGTTTAAATCTTTCAGTTAAATGAGCAAATATCATCTCACATATCTCTTCATGAAAGTGACTAACTGTTCTATGACTAACAATATATTTAGCCAACGATTCAGCAGATGGGACTTTTTCTCCTTTAATATAAATAAAAACATCACCCCAATCTGGTTGGTTAGTTACTCTACAATTCGATCTCAATAAATTAGACCTAACCTTTAGTTCTTCTCCTTCCCCAGTTTCTAATTGATCTGCATCTGATTTAAAAGCTGTAAAATCTATATCGTCTAATTTAGCAATATCTGCTATATCCTGATATTCATCTGAGAAAGATAAAGGTTCAGTTTCAAATTCAGAAGCAAAAAACGTAACTGTAGTATTAGTATCTAAAAGTTCATCTAAATCTCTTTTAACTCTTGCTTCAATACCGGAAATACAATCAGCAGCATTATCACCTATTTGAGTCATATTAAAAGAATTTAAGTATAACTTTATAGATTTAGATTCTACGTGATTTTCACTATCTGATGGGCATACTATTTTAAGCATTCCGGCAACAGGTTGACCTTTAGTCGTAATTGCAGATACTTCGTATGCATTCCATACATCAACCCCTTTAAATTCTGCTCCAGTTAAATTATAACCTTCTCGGTTAAGGTAACGGGGTATTTTAACTAGTAGTTCAGGGCTATACTGGTCGGAGTATCCGTCACCGCCAACTTTACCTAAATGTTTTGCAGCTATTTCTTTTACTGCTTCATAATTTTTAACTTCACTCATATTACATGTTTAAAATATAGAGGCCATAGCCTACTAAGAGATTAAAATTTACAATTACTATGTTCCACTGTTTAGCGATCCATACTTGAGGTATAGACAAAACTGCTCCAATAAGGTAGGTATAAGCACCTATATTATCATACTGTAGTAAGTAAGGAGATGACATTATAAATGCTGATCCCATATATCCGACTCTATTAGAGATTCTTTCTATAGGAGTAAGTTGTCTCTGTACAACCATCATCCTTAAGAGTCTCATATACCAACGAGTCTCACATTTTAAGCAAGTTTTCTTATCTTCATGCTTAAACTTAGAGTCTTTTTTCTCTTTACCGCAAACGTTACAAGTTCTCATAGTAACCAAATGTGTAAATAGCCCCTTCAACATCAACAGTTTCGTTGGTAAATGTAAATCCGTTTTTCTTATAAAACTGAATTGCTTCTGGGTTAGACCAAAGAGTAACTTTTTTATATTTTCTATTTAAAGTGCTCAATATTCTACTTCCTAATCCTTTACCTTTTCTAGAAACAGTAAATCTACTTAAGTGTGCAGAATTATCCTCACCTTCTCTTATAAATGCAGTACCAATTCCACTTTCAGGAGAATACTCTGTTTGTAGTATTTTACAATTATCTAAATCTGCATAATCTTCTTTAATCCAATATTTAACTGCATCTCTTAAATATTTCATATATTCATCACCACAAGAGAAAGCAAAATCAAATACTGTTGTAATATCTACTTCATCTAAATTTACCGGTAATGCTAATTTAGGTCCTAAAACTCTTTTAAATTTTTGTACCCTATCCTTAACATTACCTGAAAGTTCAATAAGTTTTAAGTTAAACTCTTTAGTATAGTTTTCAAAAATAGAAACTATTTCATCTCTAAATTTAATATCTGCACTTCTAACTCCATCATCTTCAATAGGTATTTCTGGAGGTAAATAAAAAATATAATCATAACGAGGTAAAACTTCCTTAGCAACACCAACTGCATAATCCATTATCCACTTATCTACCTTACCTTGATCGTACAACCACTTAGTATAAACTAATCCATCTAGAGCACATCTATCAGAAATAAAATGCTTTTTCATTATATTTTCTGCATGTATAGTAATGGTAAAAATCTGAGACATATTGCTGCCTTCTTCATTAATGTTAATACCTTTAGCTGCAATTTTACGAGTTAATTCGTCAATAAACTCAAACCCATACAGGTCATTTGACCTTTTTAAAGCATTAAGTAATGTCGACTTACCTGTAGATTGTGCGCCAGTTATTGCTATTTTCATACTCTATCAAATACCACTTCTAACCTATTTTTGCCCGATACAAATCTTCTAAACTTATCTACATTATCTAATATAAGATTTAAATCTAAATCCTCCAAAGGATAGTCAATAAGTTCATGAAGCTTTTGAGATTCCTTAGACCATAGTCCTTCTGGTTTATAGTCTATACCTTTTATTCCATGGACAACTGGATTACTAGTATCCAGACTGTAAATAAAATTGTAATCAGCATGTCTGTAAAAACTAAACTCTTGAGGTAAACCGCAACCTAATAGGTGATGAGGTTTATCCTTATTAATAACACCGTCTTTAAGTAAATCTCCAAGTAGCTTAACACGTCCTAGCATCCAGCTAACATACTTGTTAGGATGGGGTACAGATCTGTTGTAATACGAATAATCGAATGAAATAGCAATCATATCAACCTTAGCTATTTCATCCATAGCCTTGTAACAGTCTCTTATTTCCTCGTATGTTTTACCTTGTACAACTCCTATACGTTTACCCGGTACATCACTATACTTCTTAATCCAATCGGCAGCCTGTTGCATTGTCTTTTCAGCATTCTCTAAAGCATCTGGTATAATATACCAGGTTGGTTTAAGTCTCTCAACCCACATAGCAAATCTATCTGCTTCAAAAGCTTCTTCTAACTCAAATATAGAGTTATCAAGTATAACTTCTCTACCTCTTTTAACTGCTGCTTCAAAAATTTCTCTATATCTAAAGCTTTCTTCTAATAAGTGCACTAATGCATAGTCGTAATCAGTTCTTCTTTGAATTTCATCAAATATGTCAATAGGAGCTTCGTGTGCTATTTTAATCATTATTCAAAATATCTTTTATGCCTTTGTCATAAGTAGAAAGGGCTTTGTTAAGTACATTATTTATTTCATTAACCTTGTCTACATATGTTTCTGCAACAAACTCATTTACAATATTAAGTGGTACATACTTAACACCGTCAATCTCTACAATATGTTGGTCTAGTTTAATCATTGAAAAACTGTTTAAGGTCTGGTCTAAAGTAATTAATAGATTTCATTACTTTTCTGTCTCTGGTACGGTAGACAATATACCGTCCTTCCTCAATCTTCTCAAAATGGCAGGTCTCACCTTGTTCCTCACTTCGTTTGCTGACGGTAAGTATGGCTTCTTCTTCAGTTGTACAAGCTTTTGACATATTACTTGCTTGTACTTCGAGATATGCCGGCCATATCTTGCTCTTAAGGCCATGTAGCATAGTACCGTTCCCAAGGGAAACATAAGTAATATCGCACAAAGCGTCCAGAACTTCCACAATGTCGCCCCTTTCGCAAGCTTCTCTATATTCTTCGAGTTCTTCTTGAATGAAGTCATAGACAAATTGCCATTCTTTCTTTTCTGGGATTGTTGGTACATAGTTGTTTGGTTTACCAAAAGTTGCGTTAAAAGTTTCTACCTCGTTAACAAAGGGGACATCAGCACTTAACCCAGTACTAGGGTCCATTCCAGGTTCGAGACCTTCAAATAATGATAACTGTTTACCTTCCATAATCGTCTTCGTATCTTATTATATCTTCTTCACCAAAATACGAACCTACTTGCACTTCTACAACTTTTACGTTAGATTCGCTTTTGTTAACCATTCTATGTTTAGCTCCTAATGGAATATGAATAGAATGACCGTAGGGGATAAGTAGCTCCTTTCCCTCTAAAATAACCGTTAATTCTCCTTGAACACAAGTCCAATATTCTTCTCTATGTTTATGAGACTGGTATGATAGTCTTTGTCCTGGTTCAACAGTTATTTCTTTTACCTTAGTGTAAGGAGTATCTAATAGTACTTCATAGTATCCCCAAGGACGCAATGCTTCTTCGTTTATGAGCGACATTTACCTGCTAATTCTATATTTTTATAAAACTCTGATCTTGCAGAATCCTCGTTTAAGAAGCATCCTGATAGTTTAGCTGTTTGCATTGAAGCTCCTTGATGCTTAACTCCTCTACAGCTAACACAGTTATGAGTCGCATCTACCATTACAGCTACTCCTAAATTACCTTCACATATCTTATCAATAGCATTATGAATAGCTACAGTGAGCTGTTCTTGAATAGCTCCTCTACGTCCAAAATGTTCGACGATTCGGTTTAGTTTAGATAGTCCAACTACTTTACCGTCCTTAGAAGGTACATAAGCAATACTTACTTTACCTCCAATAGTCTGGTGATGATGTGAACACATAGAAGTGACCGGTATATTAGATTCCTGTACAATACCGTCATATCCGTCTGAAGGAAATGCTGTAATCTCGGTCATAGCATCGTAACGACCTTTCCATAAATCTCTAACATAAGCCTTAGCTACTCTACGAGGAGTATCTGATGAGTTAGGATCATTTCTCCAATCACATCCTAAAGCATCTAAAAACTTACCATAAGCTTCAGCTGCTTCTTCAATCATTGAATCTTTTTCTTTTTCTGTTAAAGGAAAGCCAGGAGCTACTCCGTTAGCATAACCTATTTGTACTAATTCTAATTCTTTACTCATACTTTAAATATATGATTTTTTATTCAAATTAACAACATAATCAAAATGTTTTTTATTTCTTTCATACTGGTGGTATATGTGGTATCCTTTAATGTCACTATTCTCTTCAATATCCATATTAGCCATATGTAAAACAAACTGGTTAGATATATTAGAAAGTAAAGTTTTATATTTTGTGTATGCAAGAAGGTTGAAGGTAGATTGATCAACTCCGGAACATGGAATGGTTGTATCACTGTAATTTCTATCGGTAATTATTTTACAGTAGTCAGTAAAAAAATCCTTCATTATACTACCCTCAGTGATCATAACACCTGCATTCAGTGGTATAAAATTCTTTAACTCATCATAATATTGAGGATGCCTTAGTTTGATTGAATTTGAATTCCATGTGCTGTGTTCGATTGTTACATTATCATCAAAACCAAGAAAAAAATTAGATGGTATTTCTGAAGGATCTTTTGCAAATAACACATCTCTTATATCTGTGCAACAAATTGTTTCGTCATGTAACTCCAGTTTCTCTATAAGTTCAATAAAGTCTGCTCTTCTTTGTACGTTTATGTATAGTTTAGGTTTAGGGTATGTATATACTTCCCATCCGTATTCCCTTAAAAATTCGATAATTTTAATATCAGGATTATAGTATATAATTATCTTTCGACCGTTAAAATTTGTAGAGTCAAGGGAACTAACAAAAGGAAAAATTTGATCCTTTGTATAATTGGTAAATGAAGTAAGTACTATCACTTATTCAAATAATCTTGCATGGGAACGCTATCTAATTTTTCCCAAGGGAATACTAACCATCTATCGTCCAATATATGTTCACCATGGTACATTGGAATAGTTTTACTACCTATTCTGATAGATAATGTTGCAGTTAAAAAACCTAACTCAACAGCTTCTCTTAAAGTGTGACCAGTATCAGCTATATCGTCAATAACTATTGTTTTTGCTCTTAACTCTTTAGGTAGCTGTTTAGCTGAAGAGTAGCTGATATACTTGATGCCGAAGGCATGAGACATCATAACTGCAGGGATTAAACCTCCTCGAGGTATACCTGCTACAAATTCTAAATCTTTACCTTCTAGTTTGTCGCCGATTATATTGAGCTGGTCGTCGACCCATTTCCAGCTTAAAAAAACCTTTTGTGCCATTATAACAATTTTAATATATTACCTACTGTGTTGTCATCTACTTTAATAGTATGATATTCTTGATTATGTTCTTCTAGTTTAGCTTTACATAATTCATCGATTTCAATAGACTGTTTCATATCTTGAAATCTTTCAGCCTCATTGATTTCCGTATTTGTTCTTTCAAGTAGTATGTTTAGATTATCGTACTTGTTGTGTAAATCTACTACTATGTTATGAAACGTTTCTCCATAGTATTCTGCTGGATATCCTTTTGTATAGTAACTGTGGTAGATAGTAGAAAATAATACAGGAGAATCAATTATAATATAGTCTACTTTACCGTAACACTCTGCTATACCTCTATGCTGGTTTGCAAATACATATAACTGATCTTGTATAGCAGGGTAGTTTTTATCCCATGCTAATTTTTTAGGAAACTCATAAGGATTATTACAGCTTATATGCTTCTTTTTTAATTCATATGTTAAACCGGCTGCTATTCCACTTTTACCGATTCCAGGTCCTCCAAATAAATTTATTAGTTTACTCATTGTGTAAAAATACTGTAAAGATATCCACAAATACCTACGGCATTAAGTAGAGATAAGTTATACGATTTAGTTTTTTGTGTCTGTACTGTAAGTAAAGATAATCCTACAACTGATAATGCTTTACCTATAAAGTAATTTACGAAAAATGGTCCAATCATCATACATGCTGTACCGATATAAATTACAAAAATCTTATAAATTAACTCTTTTTTCATCCGAATATTTCGTTTAATAAGTTACCTAATCTTTTACCTGCCTGATATAACCTTTTTTCAAGTACCGGTTGATACTTGTAAACGTAGTCATAAGAAAGGTAATCTCCTTCTTTAGTATTTTTGTAAATGTCTCTTGCCCACCAGTGTGATTCAAAAGTCCATTCTAAAACGTTACTCTGTTTTACCTCTTTTTTACGAAATTTATTTTCTAAATGATTTGACCATTCTGTGAATGACATCTTAAAATCATCTATAAGATTAGAATCCCATAATACGTGTAGATTAGTGTTAGTTTCAGAACCTTTTCTACCTTTAAACTTTAACCGTATTTTACTACCACCATAATCCTCGTATCTCCCAGTGTGCATTGGTTGATGTAAATCACCAACTAAATGTACTAAGTACTTAAGGTAAAACCTTTTCATTTCCTTGTCAGAACTAGGTGATTTAAGTACTAATATACATCTTTCAATAATATTTACTACATTAGCTTTTGTATGTTCCATCTCAGTGTATTCCTTATCTAATGGTAGATTAACATAATGCCAATGACTAAATTTATCAAAGTCTGGATTGCTTCTCATTTCATCTGCCCAAGTAGAGACTGATGATAGAGATTCTCCATCTAGTATTTCATATACTATCTCTTTAACTTCATCGGTTAATTGTCTTTCAGCAATCTCACCTACTACTCTATGTCCTGTCTTACCCCAATCGTTTGCAAATAATGCAGTTCCTGCTCCTAATAAAAGTATCAAAAGTAATATTGGAAACAAATAAATCTTTAGTAAAGTATATAACGTTTTCATATTATTAATATAAGAAAAAAAAAGGGAGCTAAAAAGCTCCCCTTAATTTTTTTACTACTAAAATTTATATTTTAGTGAAACGTTCCAAGTACGGCCAAAACCGAACCAGACTGAGTTTCTTACATCTACACCATTCCAAGTTTGTGAACTTGCAGTAGCGTGAATGTTACTATTAGACTCAGCAATATACGTTGTGTCTAATAAGTTATTTACGTTCGCTCTTAAACTCCATCCGCTATTAGTATAGAATGTAGCTCCAAAATCAACTAAACCAAATGAAGGTAGTTTTAACGCTCCATCATTATCTGGTTGAGTAAAAGCAGAATCTGTAATGCTGTAATCTGCATACAGATCATCAACAAATCTATAATCTAAATCAATTCTAAAATTAGATCCAAATTTTTGATCAATACCGAGTAATGCTGTTGTTTGTGCTGCATCACCTACTTTAGCACCTTCTAGATATAGTTTACCTGTACCTACTGATTGTTGGTTATCATCAAATAACTCTGCCTCGAAATCTTTAGTATATCTCCAATCTCCGACTGATAACATACCTCTGAGTTTAGTAGCACCAAAAGTGTAAGTACCTTCAAATTCAATACCTTTATGAGTTACATCGATATTTCTAAACTGAGCTGTTCCGTCAATACCTTGCTGGTTAGATAAACTACGAGATACAAATCTATTACCCCAGTTAGTTGAGTAGGCGTTAATATTAAACTTTAATCCGTTACCTACATATCCATATCCAATCTCAACTGATTCAATACGCTCATTTTGTAGGTCGTCGTTGATATCATTTCCAAAATTAGGGAATACAGCATCAAATAATGGTTGACGATCAATAAATCCAGCATTTACAAATACGTTAGATTTTTCAGTAAAGTTATAGTTGATACCTCCTTTAAGATATCCACCACCTAAGTTAGCTTTGTCTGAAATAGGATTGTCTGTGTTATTAAATCTGTCTTCACGTTGGAATTGTTGGTTAGATAAACCTACTTGAACTACAGCAGTAATATCGTCTCCTGCATACTCAACTAATCCGTTGAATCCGGCCCATTTTACAAATCCAATATTATAATAGTCAATTTTAGCTTCGTCATCTCCAATGTTAGTACCTTGGAATGGCTTAGCAACTACTAAATCATTTGAACCGTAAAGTTGAGTTCCTAAGTTGTCATTTCCAGTAGAAGCATATTGCTGAAGACCCATTAGGTTTTCTAATGCTCTGTAGTGATATCCAGTATAGTCTCTTAAATCAACTCCTAATGAATATCTCATTTTACCTTTCTGGATGTTTAATTTAGATATAGCTCCAATCCAGTTATGAGAGTTCATAGATGCTCTACGTACTAAAATGTCTCTAGCATAGTCTCTATCGTTATTTGAACCAATAGAATACTGAGAGTTATGAGCTACGATAGCATCATAGTTGATAAATCCCTGAGCGTCACGAGTTCCTCTTCCATCTTCAAGATAATGTGTAGTTAGATCTTTTTGAAAAGGTAGAATATCGATTCCGGCATTGTAGTAGTTTCTACCACGAGGACCTGTTCCTCCACCTCTACCGGCTGAACCGTAAATAGATGTGTTTAACTGTACGTTATCTGAAATATCCCAATCCCAGTTTAATGTAGCAAGAGGTTTGTTGTAGAAGTTTCTACGTAAGTTAAATTCCTCTCCGTTTAATGTACCACCGTTGGTATTCCAACGACGATCGATTCCATCCTCTCCAAAGTTTTGGTAATCTCTAATAGATACCCAAACATCTCTTTGGTGATGCCATTGACCTGCTCCTAAAAAGGAAAGGTTCAGACTATGCGCTGAACCCTCTGGTGTGTACCCTACTGCTCCGAAATATGTCCAACCTGCTCCGGACGTATTATAAATGTATCCGTTACCAGACCATTTAGTTAGTAGGAAAGAAGATGACCATCCTTTATCATTTACTCCAGTATTATAAACTGCAGTAGTTTTGATATAGCCATTATTCCCTACCATCTGAGTTAGAGAACCACCTTCGGCTTTTTCAGCACTTTTAGTAAAAATAGAAACAGTTCCACCGACTGAAGGAACTGCTAGAGATGTGGCACCAAGTCCACGTTGTATCTGAATGTTAGACGTAACGTCTGTCAGACCTTGCCAGTTTGACCAATACACCCATCCGTTTTCCATATCATTGACTGGCTGTCCGTTAATAAGGAATGAAGTATTACGCTGATCAAATCCACGAAGTGAGATACGAGAATCTCCGTATCCTCCTCCTTGTTTTGTAGCATAAACCCCTGGTGTTTTGTTCATGATTTCAGGAAATTCTTGATTTCCTACTTTAAGCAAAACTTCTTGAGCAGAAATAGTACTTACGGCAATCGGTGTCTCTCTTTCTTTTGCGACATCAATTACACGAGATGATACTACTACCTCTTCAAGATTTGTGGTAAGAATCGTTTTAGATTCTGTACCGGTTTCTTGAGCATAAGCTCCTACTGCTAAAAACATCAGCAGCATTGCAACGAGATTTCTCATTTAATTTAATTAAGTTAAACAATACATAACATTTCAGGACCTATCAGTAGTCCAATAGCGCCCATCGATAATATAGTTATAATTAACTTTATTACCAACAGATTTTTTAGATTTTTCATCACAGTTAGTGACTATGTTGTACTTGATATTCTTCCCAATCTCTGGTTGGGCGTTCATTAGGAAAGTCGTAACACTTGTATACATTAGAATTTGTAAATTTAATGTGTTTAATAAAACGTGAAGGAATAGTAGCTCCGGTAGGTAGAATAGAGTCTGAGAATTTTATATCTACTGTTACTTCTAATTCTTCTGCATCATCCCAAACTCTTTCTTCTTGCTCTAATAATCTCCATTCACCTCTATTGAGGTACTGATTTTGTAGAGCACAATTTAAGTATGAAAATGTTTGTTTAAGATTTTCTCTAGAGTCAGAAAATGTTGCAGCAGGTGCAATATGCCCTTTATCCCATACATTTCTATAATAGTCTTTATTATCTGAAGTATGATAATCATCTTCGGTATAAAAATTCATAGAACCTCTATCGACATTTTTAGGTCGATTAGAAGATTTGTATGTTAAGGTGATTGGTTGTTCTTTTGTCTCTGAATAAAGAACGGTAAAGATAGGTGTGGTTATTTCAATTTGTTCTCGGGGTTCTTGAGCTACGGTTATTTCCGGCTTAGAACAACTAGCAAGTAGAACTGCTAATAGAAAACTAAATTTAGAGACCTTTAAATTCAAGTCCATAAAATTTATAGTTACGTTTTACGTATTCATCGGTGCCATCTTTCTCGATAGCATCCTCTTCACTCTCATAAATAGCTTCGACTGGGCATTCCGGCAGACAAGCACCACAATCTATACACTCATCAGGGTTTATATAAAGCATATCTTTAGGTCCTATTTCCATACCTACTACTTCTTGTCCGAGACCGTCTACTTGTATTGGGCCATTTATACAGTCTACAGGGCATACTGCAACACAGGCAGTATCGCAAGTTGATTCACAAGGGCTGCCTATTATATAGCTCATTGTCCTATACTACTTACTCTTTTCATAAAAGTATTTAAAGCTTCTTTCTGAGTCATACCTTCTTTTATCATGTTTTCGACTTCCAAGGCACCCTCAAAATTAGACATAAGCTCCCCTATAACATCGAGTTCTTCGTCTTTTATCCCCCGAGCATCACATAAGTCTTCAAGAAGCTCTAAAGTTTCAACAACCCAGTCTTGGTCGTTCTCTTGAATAAAGTTAGAAACATGTTTAATTATTGGTAATCTCATTCTGAAAAATATCTCTGGATGGTTTGTAATACATCGTCAGCCTCTGCTAGTGATGAGATAGCTTCTATTGCATTTTTATAAAAGTCCTCTGTTGAATGATCACCTATACCGGCTTTATCGTCGGTTAAGAGTTCAAGTGTTAAAAGTGCTTTTTCTCTTTCAGCTTCAAAATGCTTTTTAAGCATTGTTATTGTTCTATACTGTGCCATTATTTAGATAAATATTCTGCAACTCCATCTCTAGTTGCATTCATTGCCTCTTTACCTTCCTCCCAGTTAGCAGGGCATACTTCTCCGTGTTTATCTACGTGAAGTTTAGCATCAATAAGTCTTAATAGTTCATCAATATTTCTTCCTAAAGGCATATCGTTAACTGATTCATGGAATACTCTACCGTCTCCGTCGATTAGATAAGTAGCTCTATAAGTTACATTATCACCGTCTAAGATAACTTTATGTTCAATATCTGGGTTCTCTTCATCCCAGGAGTACTCAGTTTCATAATCTAAAATACCTAATTTTTTAGACAGTGTTCTTCTTGAATCTGCTAGTAATGGAAACTCTACTCCTTCGATACCTCCATCGTCTTTTGCGGTATTTAACCAAGCAAAATGAACTTCGGCTGTATCACAAGATGCTCCAAATACTTGAAAACCTCTATCGTTAAAATCTTTCAGTTTAGCCTGGAAAGCGTGTATTTCTGTTGGACATACGAAAGTAAAATCTTTCGGGTACCAAAACAGAACCGTTGGTGTTTGTGGTGAGGATAAGTTAACGTTTAACTCATCGCCGTCTGCGTTAATAGCTTTTACGCTAATGTCTGGGAATTTGCTTCCTACTCTCATTTCAATTTTTATTTATTAAACTTCTCTTTGATCATTAAATGCCATAATATGTGCTCTACCGGTAAATCTATAGCCTTTATCTCTACAAAAATCCATAACAACTGGATAACTTTCAAATAATGCTTCTCTAGTATCACCAGCAGGCATCATCCAAACTTTTTCGTTTGGAATCTCCATTTCATTTAAAAACTTCCATATCTCCCCATATATTGTTAAATTTTTATCTAATACAGGTTTAATATGATAGTCTTTATGATAGGCTATTGATTTTTTCATAGCCTCTTTATTTAATCTAAACTTATTATGCTGATCTACCATTCTTTGGTCCGTGATTCTACCTTCAGGGGTCGGAGTTCCGATAATAGGTATTGAATTCGAGAACTTAGGAGATATCGAGAGCAGATCAATAGGATAATCAGTTT